AACATTACCTTTACAATCATCATTCTGAATTTGTTTAATCCCTATAAAACTAGTACCAGCTCGTGCCCCATATTCATCAATAAATGATGATGTGGTATATACCTTGTTATATGTAAATTCATAAAATGTATCCTCACAATTTATTATTTCATTTGTTCTATCAACTTTTCTTTGTCCAAAAAAACCATTAGTATATCCGGACCAGTCCAACCCAAAATAATATGAACTCCCTAATATTGGGTCAGTATTATTAAACGTGTTCGGGTCGGTATTTGGATTTAACCATCCATATTCTTTGATATTAGGAACTAAAAAATACGCCCTTCTATTTTGCTGAGTCACACTTGGAGGTTGCGACCATTTGATTTTAAATCTATATTTTGCCTTTGTAGGAATACCAATAGTAGGGTCAAAAGAAATAATCTTTTCACCAAATTCATTAGTGACATAATAGTCAAGATTCATCGGTAACTCAACAACCCAAGTTCCATCTGTATCAATTACATTTCCTGAATTTTGCAATCTATATTCCTCAAGTATTGGATTACCTTGATTATCTTGCTGGATAGTCTGTCTAATCGCCAATATTTGACCAGGACCAGTCGTTAGTTGACAAAGATTACCTAAATTTGGGTTTGGTCTAGCCGGCGCAATTTGTATTCCAAATATACTTGCGCCAGGTTTAATCGAAACTTTATCAGGTGATGAATAAATTGACCCCATAAAAATTGAGGTTGGTCTGATTTCAATGTTTGCCTCATTTCTTAAATCGAAGTCCAATCTATTAACCGCAATTTGACAAATTGCCGGATCCCCCCAAAAAGGTGATATATCAATTGATTTGGTCAAATTAATAATTTGTGGTAAAGAATTTAAATCTGTCGAAGTTTTAAACACGCTACCACTAACTTGGGCTTCAGTTGCTAAACCCATACGAATCAAATCTTGGGGTGTTAAAGAATATTCCCCAATATCAGATAAATCCACATCCATTACAACTGTCTGATATCCAAGTGGAACACCCATAATCATATAATCCCCACTAAAATTTGTTTTTGCGGTTAACTTATAGTATTTGTCAAAAATTTCAACCGCAGTATCACCTGTTAACGAATCAAGTCGTGATGGGAATGTTCCTGTTGCGGCGTGTGTGGAATAGGATTTTTCATATGGTAATAGATTATATCTATAACCATCTTCATTTTTATCTGTAGGTGATTTGTAAGGATATATACTCTGTATTATTGGATTAGATTCATCAACTGAATCAACTGGAATGAATATTGAAACTTTCGCATTTGGAATTCCTAAACCTCCATTAGCAACCACTCTACCAACCACAACTCCATAATCCGCACAATTTCTATTATATATTTCCGATTGTTGAATTTTGAGCGATAATATCTCCAAGAATTCATATTCTTGTTCAAGTTGTAGATTAATTGTTTTATTTATACCAACTTGTGTTCTTATTCTATAAGAATCACCCATTATATACTTTAATTTATAAATAGTTTAGGCAAACTTTTTCAAGTTACACCAAGTAATAATAATTCAAACTATTTGTAAGTGAATTTAACGATGAAATTATGTAAATGTTATTGATTGGAAATTCTTAACAGATATTTTAATATCTTTAGATGGATATCTAATCTGATAAACTTGTGATGGTTGAGCGAATATTGTATCATCAACTGGTTGTATCTGTCTTGTTTCAGGATTTGAATATTCCATAGAAGTTTCTGCGGATGAATATTGTCCTCCAACATTATTATATATGTTCAATCCAGCAACACTAAGAACTCCATTTTGATTTTGAACAATACTCTTCAATTCCGATAAATTAACATTTTGACCTAACTGTCTATTTGCCGGATCCATATAGGTTGAAACCCTATCAATTACACTAGCAATTACTTGTCCTGAATTTTGTGCCGAATCCAATACAATTGAAATTTCAAAACTCAAATCTATCACATCTGCTGAAATAATTGAAATATAATCATTCAACATACGATAGTTAGATAAGTATGTTGCAACGTTTTGTTTTAGAGTATTTGAGATTATTGGTGTCAATCTACCTGATGTATCATAGGACAACATTTGAATGATTATCTTATTATTGTTTTCAGTTATTGACACTTTTGCAGGTGCACCAAATTCTGACGGCATAGTTCTCAATAATGCTTCGTAATCTTGAACTGTAACCGCTCTTTTTTGTGCTGCAAAATTGAAAGAGACATAATTTCTAACTTCTTCCAATGAAGGAACTCCTGCTCCTCCAATTGCCGCAGTTACGTTATTACATCTCAAAGAATTTACCACTGAAGAGTTTGTTAACTCCGAAGGTCCGTTCACAAAGAAAGAAATAGTTCCGATTGAATTAATTACATTAGTTCCAAGATTTGATGCCAATCCTCCTCCAACTCTATATTGAACAAACAAAGTAGAGTTTGGTGTTAATGTGGAACCTAAAGAAAAGTTATTAGAATATCTTTGTAGGTCTAAAGTAACCCCCAATGTTGTAAATTGGTTTAACGCATCTTGTGCGGTATTTGTTCCACCACCAAAAGTCATCTTTTTAAATCCTTCAGGTGTAAATTCACTTATAAATCTATTTTGAGTTTGAATATACCTTCCAACTTTTATTCCTGGTTGGTCGGAAACTTTTGTCGGGTCCTCCACAAATATTCTATCTTCAGCAAGTGCATCAACCTCATACCATCTGTTTTGAGCACCAAGAAATTCTGCAACAGTAGGTATATTGGTATAATCAGTTCCACTTTTCAATAACACACTAGTTATACCAAGAACATTTTTTTCAGGTAAAAATAATTCATAAAAAGGTCTAACATCATTAGGTGTTATTACCTTTTTGAAAACTTTTGTAATACCATTTACAACAACTTCTCGTTTAGTAATTGTATAATTAACTAAAACACCATTACCATTAAAGTTTGGAATCTTTAATCTATTAGGAAATCCTTGTGAATTATAAGGTGATGCAAAATCGATATCAGTTACATTTTCAAAAACAATACCCGCTCCAACAACTTGTGAACCTCTTGCCAAAACACCCAAATACCTCTCATCTTCTTTATCTCCGAACGCAGGAACTGTGATAGAAAAATCAACCAAAGCAACAGATGGTCGTTGTCCTGGTATTTTTAAACCATATGTTCTTGCTATGTTATATACCGATGATTTTTGTTGTGCATATTGAAGAACTGTTTCTTGAATACTTCTATCAATGTGATAGTGTAAGTTATCCGCAACTGCCGCATTTAAATCTAAAAAAACAGAGAAAACAGAAGCATCATTAAAATCCTGAATCAATTCAGGATAATAGGTTCTTACATAATTTACAAGCTCAGTTCTGATTGCTTGATAATCTCTCGTTGTATATGAAATACTTCTATTTGCCATAAACTTTATATATTTATAATCACAAAATCGCTTTGAGCGAAGGTGCTATTGCTAGTGGAATAATCTATTTTTATTTTTGCAGTATATTCAGATGTTCCTTTTCCCGGAAATCTGTAAATACTTATATCACTAGGTCCTGCAATATTTTCTTTATTTTGACTATCTGATTCAACAGTTGTATCTGCCGGTGAAATCGTAATACTATTTAATAATAAATTTGGTAAATATTTCTCAACCGCATCTCTAATGTCCGATTCAATAGCACTAAATGTTAGTCCGTCAAATGGTTCAAATAAAAACTCATATAACCTAGTACCAAAATCAGGTAAATAATATCTAGAACCTTTACGAGTTAAAAGTAAATGAATCAAATCCGCCTTTATTTCCGCCGCTTGAGTCTCAGTAAGTTGTAAATAATCCCCTTGAGTTGAATCTCTAAATGGGAAATTAATACCATATGTTCTACCTGCAGCCATAGTTTATTTTATAATATAAATACACACAAAAAGAAAATCACGACAGAATGTCGTGATTCTGTCGTGATTATCGAATAATTTAAGTTTTATTATCATTAAGAACTACACCCAAAACATTCAAATGGAGATTCTTCCGGTTTTTGAACAGTCTCTGAAGGTTCAACTTTATTAATATATTGATTTGGTTTGTTTTTAACCTGTGATATATCCAAAGCCAAATGTTTAGCACCTGTTGATACTGCCCTTGTTCTAACATAATAACATAATGTCTTCAAACCTTTTTGCCAGCCGTGGAAGTGTGAAGATGTTATTTTGGATAGAGTAGGATTCGCCATATAGATATTCATAGATTGTGATTGGTCTATAAATGGTGCCCTATCAGCCGCCATATCAATCAAATCTCTTTGAGAGATTTCCCAAATCGTCCTATATTTTGGAAGTATGTGTTCAAGTCTATCAACTTTTTTATTGTAATTCTTATCTTCAGAATCCAAATAATTGTTGAAGTTAATGTTTTGAATTGAACCATCATTCATAATAATTTCATTCTTTAGGTCCTCATTCCACAATCCCAACTTTTCCAAATCATAAATCAAATACTTATTCACGATTAGAATTTCACCTCCAACTACTCGTCTATTAAATAAGGCAGAGTGTGCTGGTTCTGTCATTTCAAAACTACCTGTGATTTTTGCAGAAGAAGCCACGGGCATTTGTGCCGTAAATAATGAATTACATATACCATATTTCGTCACATCTTCTTTCAAACTTTCCCAATCATATATAAGTTCATCTTGATTTACACCCCACATATCAAATTGGAATATTCCTTTTGACATCGGAGACCCTTTGAAAAACTTATAAGGTTCGTATTTCCCTGACTTACACAACTCCATACTTTCTGTGATGGCTCCGTGATAGATTGTTTCAAAGATGTTTTTATTGAGTTTTCTCGCATCTTCGGAGGTAAAAACATAATCCATCAAATAGAACACATCTGCAAGACCTTGAACTCCGATTGCAATTGCTCGTTGTTCCAATCCTCCTTTTTTCCCTTTTTGGGTTGAGTAAGAATTGATGTCAATCACTTTGTTCAACGAACGGACGACTTTTCTTGTTTCATTATGTAACAATTCAAAATCAAATTTACCATTCGGCTTAACGTAGTTTTTCAAAACCATAGATGAGAGGGTGCAAATGGCCGTGGTTGTTTCATCAGTATATTGATAAATCTCATTACAAAGATTTGATTGTTTAATCACACCAATATTTTGATGGTTGGTTTTCTTATTTGCATTATCCTTTGAACAAAGGTATGGAACACCAGTCTCAATTTGAGATTCAACAATCTTATTCCAAACAGTTTGGGCTTTCACTTTCTTACCGATTCCTAATTGAACCGCTTGCTCATATACCGCTTCATATTCTTCACCATAACAATCTTGAAGTGGTTTCAATCCAGCATTCTTAATGTCATTTGGACAGAACAAATACCAGTCTGTATCGTTTTTAACCGCTCTCATAAAGTTGTCAGGAATCCAAATTGAGGTAAATAAATCTCTCGCTCTCAATTCTTCAGCACCTGTGTTCTTCTTAATATCCAACAAGTCAAAAATGTCCTTGTGCCAAGGTTCCATATAAATGGCCGCACTTCCAGGTCTTCTTCCTTGTTGATTAAAGAATCTGAGAGATTCATTAACAATTTTCAAATATTTCAAAACACCACCGGCATATCCACCTGATGTTTTAATTCTACTTTCTTTACTTCTGATGTTTGAAACTGAAAGTCCAATACCAGCAGCATCCGCAGAATATGTTGAAATATCTCTCAAACTGTTCAACAAACCATCTCTTGAATCTTCATCATTATAATGTAGAACACAAGATGCAAGTTGTGGAATCTTTGTTCCTGAGTTAATCATTATCGGAGTAGCCTTTGATATTAACTGGTTTGATAATGACTTATAATATTCCAATGCTTCCTCAAAAGAATCTGTAACCCAAAGGGCAACTCTCATATACATGTGTTGTGGTCTTTCAACCACAACACCGTTATTATCTCTGAGCAAATACATTTCATATAATGACCTCCATCCAAAATAATCAAAAGTGAAATCATTTTCATGAACTAACGCAGCATCAATTTCTTTCTCCCCCCACATTTTAATCAACTCAATAAGTTTGTCATTGACGATTCCTTGTTCATTCAACATCATCATCGTCTCACTAAAACTTTCGTTAGTTTCTTTTTGGTGAGAAGTAACCGCAATACTTGCGGCAAGTCTCGAGTAGTCGTGATGACTACCAGTATAGGAGGCGGATATTTCTGAAATTAATTTATCCAATTCTTTGGTGGAAACAAATCCTTCGGTTGGGACTGATGTTATTACCTTAATAAAAATTTCATCCGAATTTACATTCAAACCTTTTGAGGCTCTCTTTATTCTGTTATAAATCTTTTGAGGGTTGAATGAAACCTCCTCACCGTCTCTTTTCTTAATCTTTAAGGACATCATATATTAAAAATCTTCTGTAAAAGTTAATGATTCACCCAATTTAGCCTTTTGGTATTCAATTGTTCTTGATTCAAAGAAATTACCCTTCGTTTCAACCGCAATTTGTTCCATAAATTTAAATGGTTGTTCAACGTTAAATACTTTCTTACAATTTAATTTTACCAAAAGTTGGTCAGTAATAAATTCCAAATATTGTTTCATCAAATTGGAGTTCATTCCAATCATAGAAACTGGTAGAGATTCTGTAATAAACTCTTTTTCAATCTCCAAAGCGGACAAAAGAATTTCTTTTATTCTATCATCACTTGGTCGATTTTCGATGTGATTGTTTAACAAATGAATCGCAAAATCTGTATGTAGATTCTCATCCTTGAATATCAAAGAGTTCGCGTTACACAACCCTTGCATAATACCTCTTGATTTCAACCAGAAGATAGAACAGAATGAACCTGAGAAGAATATACCTTCGACCGCCGCAAATGCAACCAGTCTCTCCTGAAACGTGCTATTCTTAATCCAATTCAATGCCCAAGTTGCCTTCTTCTGAACTGCAGGCAATCTATCAATAGCATGGAAACATTCATCTTTTTCCTTCGGGTCAGACACATAAGTGTCAATCAACAAAGAATACATAAGTGAATGGATGTTCTCCATCATAAGTTGGAATCCATAAAAGAACTTTGCTTCAGGATATTGAACTTCTTTTACGAAATTCTCAGCCAAGTTTTCATTAACAATACCGTCAGAAGCTGCAAAAAATGATAATACATTCTTAATGAAATACTTTTCATTATCTGATAATTTTTCCCAATCTCGAATGTCACCAGACAAATCGACTTCTTCTGCGGTCCAAAACGCGGCTTGATGTGTCTTATAAAATTCCCAAATATCGTCATACTGAATCGGGAAAATAACGAAACGGCCAGGATTGTCCTGTAAAATTTTTTCTTGTGTCATAATAATTAAATTTGATTTTCTTGTCTTTGTTTTCTTTTTTCTAATAATTCTTTAACTCTATCTCGTTTTCGTTCCTCTTGTTGTTCTTCAAAACCTAAGAACGTAACGGAACTTTCTGTATCTATTTCCAAAAATTCATTATTGAATTTGCAATTTTCAAACACGACACCATCTTTTCCCAATCGGGATTTGGTAATCGCAATTGTTGCCAAGTTCATTTCTTTTTGTTGCAATGTCTTTGCCACCGTAATAATTACGTGACCAACCTGAGCCTTTTTAATTGAACCTCCCATTTGGTCTGTCGTTACAACTTCAGATGATATTGAACTTCTATTTCCTTGTGTTGCCGTCCAACCCACCAAATCAAGTTCGTGACACATAGCTTCAAACCCCCTCATCACCGAACCTTCAGCCTTCCACTCATCCTGAGCAATATCCGGCAAAACACAATCAATATAATCCAATAATATCATATCAATCTTATCACCATCAGCAATCATCTTCCGAACCTGATTTTTAATTTGTTGCATAGTTACGGAATCTGAAGCCAATTTTTTAAGAATGAGTTTGTTTTTCATGGTCTCCTTAATCTCCGTGATTTTGGATAAAACTTCATCCTTATGATTGGCAAGGTCATCGGGAGCAATACCAGTCCATATTGTAAAATGTTTCCTTTGAATAATCTTTGGGTTGTCCTCAAAGAATATCTGCAAAACATTATAACCCATATTAAAAGCGGTATTTGCAATCTTGGTTAATATCGTTGATTTTCCAACTCCAGTCGGAGCAAGAATAACCCCAATCTCACCTTTGGCAAGTCCCCCCTTCAGCAACCTATCAATACCAGGAATACCCATAGGAACTGGATGTCGATAATCTTCCTCCAAAACCGTATCCAAACCCGCAAAAATATCAGTCGTTCCCTTATCTACCTCTCCAACTTGTAACGCTGTCCTAACCAATCCCTCGACCTTATCATACGATTCAAAGTCACCCTCCGATATGATTTTGTTTGCCCTATCCATAGCCTTTTGCAACTCCTGTTGCTTACAGAATTTCAAGGCTTTCTCCTGAACAAACATGGAACCCTCATCAGGAGCATTCTTTATCTGTCCAAGAGTGTCAATCACAATCTTTGATATTAACTCCTGAGATATTTCAGATTTCACAATCTGGTCAAGCGTCTCAAAGTTCGGTGTGGATTGGTATTTTTTATAATACTCCTTAATCATCTGAATGATAATCTTGAAGTATTTGTTGTCAAAATAAGAGCTCTCAATAACCCCCATAATTGATTGGGCAAAGTCCTTATCAACTATAACTTGGTTTAATAGTTGAATCTGGAACGTATTTCCTAAGTAATCAAAATTTTTATTCATTAAATTTGGGGTTGATTGTATTAGTAAATACTTACTTGCTCAGGTCAAAGTTCAAATACTGGTAAGATAAATTTTTGGAAGAAAAAATTTCTGTCAATTCTCTCATCACCTCTTTGAGGAATGGTCTAACATCGACGGTGTATCTCACTTTTGGAGGGAATGCTTTGCCGTCAAAAGCCCTATGAGTTAGAATTTCGTCCCCAACTTTGATATAAATGTTGAAGATTTCAGGTCCATCTGTAAAAGATGTTTCCATGATGGATGGGTCATACATAATCGAATCGGCATTATCCAACATGTAAGTAACGGTTTTCATTTTGAGATAATACTGCATTTGGTCTTTGAAGTTTCGGACAAATTCATACAAATCGACCGAATTTTTTGCGTTGGGGTTATACCCTCTAACACCAAAAAATCTCTGAACCACAATGTTGTCATTCAACGTTAGGAGCAACTCCATCTTCGTGCTGTCTTGTTCTTTCATTTTAATTAAATTTTCTTTTTTCTTTTCTAATAAGTTTTGTAAAAGGTTTCATAAAATTAACCCACGCATCATCATCCTTCGGCAGAAAGTTAAACATTCCATCTTCCATCATCATTCTCATCAGGTTCTTGTAACCCCTGTCTGTTGGGTCTAATGAGTCTCCATGAATCTGTTTAATCAGTTCTATTCCATCGTCTGTAATGAGTGGGTTAGACAAATCTACAATTTTTTTGTTTGTGATAAAAAATTCTTCTCCAATAATACCACTTTTTGTCTTACCAGTCAAAAGATTCTCCAACACTTTTGATTTTTTCTTTTGACTGATTTCTCGTGCATTATCCATTATTTCTTCTATTGTGCATGATTTATCCTGCATATCAGGGAATAAATTGACCAAAGTTTTTTCTCCCAACCCCATAATTCCATCAATATTATCCGATTTATCCCCCACCAAGATTTTGCAAAGTAACACATTATAATGGGGAATATCAACTTTATTGATTTTAATCTTATCCCCATTCTTATAATAATCCTTCGTAATCGGAGAATATATGGTCACCCTATCACAAATAAGTTGAGTCAAATCCTTATCCGCCGAGAATATGATAATCTCCTCGTCAGTCGCAATTTTACAATAATACGCAATCAAATCATCCGCCTCGTTATTGACCATCTCCGCCTGACGAACAAACATCTCCTCTAAATATTGTTTAATTCTAGACTTCTGAGTCAAATACGACTCATACTTGTATTCGTTCATCGTCTCACGACGGTTCTCCTTATATTGGGGATAAATACCTTTCCGAATTGATGAGTTGTATTCAGCATCCCAAAAGACCACAACCTTATCGTGATTGTGGTCTTCCAAGAATTTTCTAATTGTATTGATTACATAATAGATTCCACCCAAGTGGTCTCCATTACTAAAAAGGTCTTTTACACCGTGGAATCCAATCTTAAAAAGATTGTCACCGTCAACCAAAAGAGTTTTGGTCATTATTGTTTTTTATAGGTTATAAAATTTTGTTACTCTTCTTTATATTATCTTCAGCCCATAAAGGTTGGAGATTAGTGTAATGACATAATTTCAACAATTCCTCCTCAGTTTTTGCTGAAGATAATGGAATTATGTGGTCAATATGCCATTCATTTCTGTTCTCCCAACTCATACCATCAACAAATTGTTTTTCTAAATGTTCTTTCAAAAATTCAGGACTACAACCAACCATTTCAAATGTCTTATTAGTCTTTCTAATTTGATTTACTTT